ACAACATGATTACAGAGATCGATTACCTGATACACATGACAACAGGTAGCAACATGATTGATGTGATTAGTACCTGATAACAAGTGGTCGAAGTGGCTGACAGGCTGGTGGTATTCACACAGGCGATCTGATTCAGATAGCAGTAGCCGAAGTTGCATCGTTGCATCGTCACCAAGATTGTCACCAAGTAACTGGTACAACCTGATAACAAAGCGTGTGTTAACAACATCGCACCTGATTAGTAGTCAGGTGATGATGTGAACATGATGAAAATAAGTTGACCCCCCGACCCTTAAGCGAGTATGCGTGATGGCTCGGCCAGGTCGGAGACCCAAGAATTGACTTTTAGCCTGAGGCAGTAGCCGAAATAGGCAATAATCGGCCACATGAGCAAGAATGACGAGTTCAGCCACGGCACAGAGCACAAATTTGGCGTAAAACGGGATTTTCCTGGAAGTTACACCTCTTGTTGCGGTATGGAGATAGCAAAAAGTTCTCTAGGTGGCTGGAATGTCACTTGGCCTGGACAATACTCGCCAGATGAGCGCACTAACACGATACAAGATGCTAAATACATCGCTGAACAACACCACGGAGGCACCACATGAGCGATCTAACCCCTCTATCTATGGCCACAGAGCCTTGCTGCAGCACAAAATGCCCTTGTCAAGAGGACAATGATGACGAATAGTCAAATTTTGTCGGCACAACAGTTTGGTGCCAAGGTCATGCCGAGTGACAGGTACGTAAATGTGGCTATGCAGATGGTTCCGCCATCGGATGCGTCCAACACAGCAAGCAGTACGAAGGCATGACTGGTCTGATCATAGTGGTAATCGCTATAGTCATTACTGCACTGGTGTTATGGGCTTCAGACGCCCTCTAAAATTTTTTCTCAGTAACAACTCAAGGCAGTAGCCTAAGTGCAACAATAAGCACATGAGTAATCCAAAGCCACATACCACGCTAGTATCTGGTGCTCAGTTCCAGGGATTCCTTACACCAGCAGCAGCGGGTGTGAACACACCTGCTCGCACAGGCGAAGGATTACCAAAGACACCAGGTGACCATCGTGCAGCGATTGCAGCAGAGTTAGGTAACCATCCTAAGAAGATCGGCACCAACATGTTCTTGGCTGGATTAGGCCACATGGGTGTTTCGACTAACAAGAAGAACTTAGCCCACATTGCAGGGCTTATCGATTCTAACAATGCACAGTTCCACGAGTTAGTTGGATTAGCACGAAAGACAGCGATCGGTGCTAAGCAGCGTGGTGTTGAAAAGAATCGCGGCATTCAGAAGCAGTCCGACAAAGGTCGTGGCAAATGAAGCGAATGAATCCACCAAAAGATTTAGGTAAGGCGATGAAGGCTGGATATCAGCCTATGTTTATGACTGGACCAGAGATCAAAGAGCACTTCCCACCTCTTGAAGGTGACAAGAGGACGGTTAGGCTCCCACCAAACGAGAGAGCAAATCGCTACGATCACGGTGAGCGTAAAGAGACAGATAGCGAACTATGGGATCGCAAACTCAAAGAGGCTAAGCAGACAGGGCTAGAGCGTTTCGGAGAGATAAACTTTGCGATGGGAACACCGCAGAAGTCTGGCATCACACGTGAGAGCACCCTTGCAGATAAAGCCAAGAAGTCTGGCATGCCTGGTTACATCTCATTACAGAGTGGCACTCTAGGCATGGGCCAGTTGCTAGGTGGTCACCACCGTGTTGCATTATCTGCCGAGCAGTTCAAAGATCACATCTTCCCCGTCAAGTACTTTAAATCTCTTCCTGATGCTAAGTTAGAGAAGGATTACCAATAATGGCTAGATACGCAGAGTTCGCAGATGCATCAGGGCATCACTATGTAGAGCATGATATGCCAGAATCAATGGCATATCAGCACCCTATCCGTTCATACGGTGAGCCACGTCGCCTCTCTGTCTATAACCCAGCAGACTCAACTCCACGAGTAGTAGATCATCGTGGTGACATCAAGGACGATCCAAAGGGTGAGCCAGGGCTAGTTGGATACTCTGACTTCTATCGTGAAGAACCACGTAGCGGTCTAACCTTTATATCAAAAGATGAACACGGCAATGAAGTGCGTGAAGACTCTCCACCGATTGCAGATACTAATGTCGGCTACATGGAGGTACACGGAAAGAACCGTGGTGGAGGAATCGGCCGTCAGATGTTTGACTACATGCACAAGACCACACCAGAAGGTTCACTCCTTAATGTTGGCAAGGTTGCATCTCCTGCAACAGAACACATGGCCAAGAAGTTACGAGCAGAAAAACCTGGCTCCGTAGATTACAAGATATTCTAATCATGAAGTGCGTACACGTGTATCAGATGGTCGGTGCCGATCTATGCCCACATTGCGGCTCTAGCACTCATGAAACAAATTGGGCCGAGACCAACGAAAAACACCGCGCCTGGAAAGAGTACATCATCGACAATCCACAAGAGTTAACTTGGTGGAGCATATGAGTAACTTATCTCCTACTCAATTTAAAGGTTATGATCTTATCTTCAATAAAGGTGATGAGTCTCATCTGATTGAAGCATACAAAGGTAAGCAGGGTCCGATAGGCCACCTTGAGTGGAGTGCTGACACTGGCGTGATAAAGGATGTCAAAGTAGAGCCAGAGCATCAACGAAAAGGTCTTGCCACCGCAATGTTTAATAAGGCTAAAACAATTACTCCAGTAACTCATAGCAACGTAAGAACTCCTGAAGGCGATGCATGGGCTAAATCTGTAGGAGGATCAGGATTAAGGAGAAAAGCCTGTACAGCGTGTGGCGATGAAGGCCATTTAGCGAGTGAGCACCAATGAGTCGTCGAGAAGAGTTTGAAGCATCCCACATAGCAGCACGAGAAATCGCCCCAGGTGATTATCTCGATGCATCAGTAAAGTTACGTGTACATGCGGCCAAGATGATTGGTAATGACTTCGTCGTAGCACATAAGTTACGTGGCTCTAAGTCACCTGGTGTATCTATGTATAAGCCAGATGAGACCGTGAGAGTCTGGAGGAAGAAGTGAGCACCCGCAATCTATCTCCTCAACAATTCCCATCATTGAGTTATCACACCTCAAGTGAGAAACAGCATGGAGAAAGCCACGAGATTCAAGCACATGATGATCAAGGAAAAGAAATTGGCAATCTAACGTGGAACCCAGAGCATGGCGGTATTAAGTACGTCTATGTCGCTAAAGAGCATCGTGGAAAAGAGATCGCAAGCAATATGTGGGACTTAGCCCATCAACAGGCAGCAGAGCACGGTGGGGCTGTTCCACGTCACGAATATCGGAACATGACTAATGCTGGCTACAGATTTGCAAACAAAGTAAGTGGACCAGGATGGTACAAAAATTGAGCGCCCAAAATAACTTAGGACGTCAGTTTAATGAGCCAAAACGCAAGCGCACTATTGGGTATCAATATGAAGACGCTGGTGTGACTTTCTGTACCTCTTGTCATAAGAACACAGAGTTTGTGAAACGAAACGTTCAAGATGAAAGTCCTACCATCAAGTACAACACTGATTACGAGTTAGGTGACTTAGCAACATGCAGCGGTGGATGTGGTAAAAGCATCTATGGCAGAAAGGGCACCTACGAATGAGCGCCCAAGATAACCTATCTCCTGTTCAGTTCTCGTTTCATAAGACCATGGTTGGGCATCAAGTACTAGCCCATGTAGATAACAAGCCAGTAGGAAAGTTAGAGTGGGCTGGCGCAACAGGAAAGATCCAAGAAGTATTTGTCAGTAAGCCACATCGTCGTAAAGGTATTGCTACCTCCATGCTAGAGCACTCTCGCACAATTGCTAAGGAGAAGGGCCTACAAACTCCTGTCCACTCAGAACGCAGGAGCGATGATGGACAAGCCTGGGCAGCATCTACCAAAGACAAACTGCCAGAACGCAAGAGCGATAGAGAGTTACGAATATGAGCGCCCAAGATAATCTAGGACGTCAATGGCAACAGCCAGAACTATCCTTCACTGGATATCGTGGATTAACACAGAAGCCTAAGAAAGAGCATGGCTTAGCAGGACTAGGTATGCACTGGTCTGCAGATCCAAAGGTTGCACGAAAGTTTGCTGGACCATTTGGCCATGTCGTCCATGCAGAGATTCCCATCAGTTCAGTAGAGACTAATACTCAGGTACTTCGTAACAACGCAGTATTTCTCCCTGATCATGAACAGGGCACTCGTACGGAGAAAGAGATACCTGTACGACGAAATGTCAAGGTGACCAAGGTAGAAGGTCCTGAAGCAGATAAGAAGACAGGTGCATGGAACGGTCGTCGTAACGAGGGCTACATGGGAGCCACTGGTGCAAAGCGTCCACCAAGAATGCGTACTTACAAAAAGCCAAAGGACATGACAGCATGAGCAATCTAGGAAGACAGTGGGAACAACCCACCATTCCTGGAATGGGATTGCCTGTACCAGGAGGAACACACCTGAAGAAGTCTGGTGGCTTAGGACATATGCCTGGAGATGTACATAAGAGTATTACTGCGATGCTACCTATCGAGCAGGTCAAGAAGTATCGTGAAGTGGATCGAGAAGGCAAGGATGCTTACGGCGATATCAGTAAGAAGAACATCAGCAATATCGCCAATGACATAAAGCAAGGCGGCGTTATTAAAGAGCCTCTGATACTTGAACACAACACAAAGACTCAATGGGGATACCTAGGAGAAGGTCATCATCGTCTTGCCGCAGCAGAGAAGGCAGGATTAACTCACGTACCTGTGACTGTCTACTCTGGTAGTTCAGATATGGCGTCCCGTAAGTCAAGTGGTATCGGTGCGCCATTGACGCTGATGAACCCAAAGCAGTGGGACCCAAACGATAGAGGCTATCAGCCCAAAGAGTTACACCCTGGTCACTTCAAGGAGATGCAATGAGCGCAGAAGATAATCTATCTAAAGCACAGTGGCATCAAACAGAAATGTTTAAGACCGCTAAAGAGTTATACGGCCATGAACTTAATGACGTAGAGGCTGAACATTCCCGACTTAAACTTCAAGAAGGCATAGAACGTGAAGACCATGACATGGATGTTAAAGGATACGTCATGGATCGAAAACTTGATGAAACCAAAAAGAACGGGATGTATAACCGCATCAAAGATCGAGGAGTTGAGGAACCTGTAAAATTAGGTCAAGGTCATTGGGGCGTGTATCAACGAGGGGTCGTAAGCGATGGACATCACCGTATTGCTGCTGCTTACGATATCGATCCTAATATGTTGATTCCTGTGGAGCACCAAAAATAATGAGCGCCCAAGAACAAAAGCAATGTCGTCTATGTGACCATGACATGCAATACGGCTGCTGTACAATAGATACCTGCAAGTGTATCTGTGAAGCGAGGTAGTCATGCCAGACAATCTTAACAATGCACAGTTTGGCGATTCACCAAAGCCTCGATACGTACCTGACCAAGAGGGTCACTCAATCGGATGGCATATCCTGAAGTGGCACACAAAAGGTCGCGGGGACGCAAACGCAAAATCATTCGGCGGTGATGGCGTTTCGACCTATGACTACGAGCAGCATCACAAGATGCACATGCGTATGCATGAGGACGGAAAATTTGAGGTCGGGCACGAGCATGAGCATTTCACACCTAAGAGGCGCAAGTAATGGCTGCTGAAGAAAACCTTGGTAAGCAGTTCACTCCTAAGCACAAGTTCACATGGCAAAAGAGTGGAGAGAAGTTTGCATCCTGCTGCTTTCACTTTGCAAAAGACACAGGACGTCCTTCAGGTAAGAAGTGGTCTCTGACTGCAAAAGGTAACGAGATCAGCACGCATCCATCATCAAGTGCTGCCAAAGCAGAGGCGATGAGACTTCACAACGAAGGGAAGACTGGATTTTGAAGCAGACACCTAGAGAACCAGATCACGATCCTAAAGAGCCAAGAAATCTGTCGGGCGTTCAGTTTCGGTTCATTCACGCTGGTGCGGCTAAGCAGCACCCTAGGATTCATACTATGTACGCTAATGACGCAAATGGTCGTTACATAGGTCATCTTGACTGGAATAAGCGAAGTGGTCAGATTGACAACATCAACGTGATCGGGCGCATGCAAGGTCTCGGTGTTGCAACATCTATGTATGAGAAGGCAACCAAACTCGCATCTGACACTGGTATCAAGTCGCCACAACACTCAACCTTTAGAACTGACAAGGGCGATGCGTGGGCACGCAAGGTAGGTGGCAAGGTACCGCCTCGTAAGGCAGAGCCAGAAGAGTGAACAACTACGACCACCAGATCGTAACTGGAGTTCGTAATAATCTGACAGATGACTTACGTAAGCCAGAGTTCCAAGGACATGAGTGCCCGACAAGAGGACACTGCTATGTAGCAAGTGAGGCGACCTATCACATGCTAGGTGGCAAGGCTGCAGGGTACAAACCTATGCAGGTAAACCATGAGGGCACCAATCACTGGTTCCTTAAGCATGAGTCAGGTAAGATCATTGATCCAACAGCAGATCAATTTAAGACACCTGTGCCGTATGACAAGGCACGAGGTAGAGGCTTCCTTACTAAAGAGCCATCAAAGCGTGCAAAGACATTAATGGAGCGCACTCAAAAGTCGTGATAGGGTCTGGGCATGATTACAGACCGCCCTTGGGGAACATACGAAGTACTAACAACATCTGACACTCACCAGGTAAAGCGCATCGTTGTGCATCCTGGTCAACGCCTCTCCTACCAGACACATGAACAACGCTCAGAGTATTGGGTAATTGTTTCTGGAACAGGCACCGTAACAATTGATGGCATTCAATCTATGGCATTAGGTGGAGACGCATTTATTATTGAGCAGAATATTGCTCACCGTATTGCTAATACTGGAACAGAAGATCTCGTCTTTATTGAGACGCAATTAGGTCTCTACTTTGGCGAAGATGACATCGTGCGCCTTGAGGATGATTTTGGTCGTGCATGATGGAGAAGACTTGGGAAATTAGAGAAAAAGAAATACGTGAAGAGATTGCACAACGTATTGAAGATGAACTAGAAAAAAACCTACCTCCAGTCGATGATGCTGATTACGCAGTGTTTACAGCGATGGAGTGGGTACTAAAGGTAGTACGGGGTCAAGTGTGAAACACAGAACCTTTAACAAGGGTTGGCTTAAAGGTGGAACCTCTGATGGTTGGGGTTTTGCACTAGAGTTTTATCCTAAAGAACCAGCATTGACTATCACTTTTATATGTTGGTATTTTATTATTGAGAAAGATTATTCATGAGCCAAATTGTTAACTTATCTAAAGAAGAAGTTCGTGCATGTGCAGATATTGCATTGAACCGATGGATGATGAAGTTTGGCAGTGTTGACCGCCCTAACTATGCAGGTGACAATAAGAAGTACTTAGAGCCAGAGATTGCGGCAAATGTACGAACCATCGTTGCAGAGTACGCAGTTGCTAAGTTATACAAGCAGCCCTTCACATTCCCTTTTTACACCAATGAGGAACATTATTTCAGAAAAGACTTTCCTGATGTGATGCCCTGCTATGAAGTCAAGTCAGTTCGCACCAAAGACGAGATCCCAGTATTTCCTAAGGATATTAGGCCAGGGGTCATTCTGGTAGGGGCACGGGTTCTAGACCGTGACTATTACTCAGAGGTCGAGGTTTATGGCTGGCTTCCTACTGAAGAGTGCACCAAGGACGAGTATCATTATGCTCCAGAGAATTCGTGGCGAATTCCTCTCGACAAGTTTAACGACACTATTCCAGGCTAGGAGAATCATGGCTGACAAAGGCACAGCAGCAGCGATCATTGAAGTTGCAAAGAAAGAAGTTGGGGTTATTGAAGGCCCTAAAGATAACGAGACCAAGTACGGCGCTTTCACCAAGGCGAACTTCTTACCATGGTGCGGTTCCTTCGTTATGTGGTGCGGCCACATGGCTGGCGTAAAGATTCCTAACACCGTCTCTACTGTTGCAGGTGCTGCAGCATTTAAGAAGATGGGCACATGGTTTGATGCAGACTGTGGTCAATCACCACAACCAGGAGATATCCTGTATTTTGATTTCCCAGGAGACGGCGTCAATCGAATCTCTCACGTAGGTATCTGCACAGGTATTGACTCTGATGGCGTTGTTACTGCTATCGAAGGCAACACATCTGGCAAGAAGCGAGGCGACCAACGCAATGGTGGCGAAGTCTGCAACCAGGTCCGTGCATTCAAGACCAACAAGAAGAAGGTTCTTGTATCCATCGTTGGTTGGGGTCGCCCTAACTACAAGGGCAACGAGGTAAACGTAGATGTGCCTGTCACACAGGCTCCACCGTTCCCAGGACAGATCAAGCCAGGTGCCAAGGGAGAATCTGTCAAGATTGTTCAAGAGGCTCTAGGATTGGCTACAGACGGCGATTACGGTCCAGCCACACGCAAGGCAGTCATCGCATTCCAGGACAATAACGACCTCGTGGACTCAAATGGCATCATCGGCCCTAAGACATGGGCAGAACTGGTCAAATTGCTCTAATCGGACATTTTAGACTTGGAACCCTCCATCGATACCTAATGGTATCCTTGGGGGGTTCTTCTATTAGGGAGTGGTTATGACAACGATCGTAGCGGTGCAGTACGAAGATAAAGTTGTTTTTGCTGCCGATAACCAGGTAACTGGTGATGACGGTCGCATCTACCACCATCCTCGAATGGAAAAGATTACAGAACGCAATGGCTATCTAATTGCTGGTTCTGGAGAGGTTGCACCTTGCGATATTGCACAGCACCTATGGATTCCGCCAAAACCAACTGCAAAAGATCTTCAAGATGTTTACCACTTCATGATTGCTAAAGTGATGCCTTCTCTCAGAAAATGCTTGACAGATAACGGTTATGACTTTGCAGAGGGTAAGGGCGATGGGAAGGGTGATGGCAATCGCTTTAACTTCCTAGTAGCAGTCGGTGGCGAGGTATTTGATGTTGCTGATGACTGCTCGATCTGTATGAGTGATGACGGGATCTACGGAGTAGGTTCTGGCTCTTCTTATGCTATTGGGGCACTTCATGCAGGTGCAAAACCTCTCAAGGCTCTAGAAATCTCTGAGAAACTAGATATGAATACATCTGGGCCGTTCCTAGTCAAGGAACAATATAAGTAACTGTTTGTGATGCGGATCACGTCAGTTGTGAGTTAGATTAGTCACACAACTGAATAAGTGGCTCCTGAGCATGAGCACGCAGAAACGGCTCCTTTACTATGTTAAGATTTTGGAATGTCAAAAACACAAGATAAGCGTTTACAGAGAAAACAAGACCACGCCGAGTTCTGCTGGAAACAGGCACAACTCAAGGCAGCAATGGCCAAGACCAATCTAGATCTGGCCGTAGAAACTTTTAAGGATTTAAATAAAGAGATGACAGAAGAACAGATTCAAGCAACCCAAGAACAGACCCAAATACAGTACAAACGCATTGAAGAGTACCTAATGAGCGAAAAAGAACTGTATTTAGAACGTATGGGCATCCAACAAGACTGATAATAAGACCTACATCCTGAGGGGGAAAAGAGATCGGTATGAATAGTCTTATGAAGAGTTTAAACAATGTGCTGATGCGTATTGTTGCAGTCTTTGCAGCAAGCGGTCTTTCAGTAATCGGTGCTGGTGCGATCGCTGGCATTGATACGCTCACAGCAGTCACAGTTGCTGGTCTTACAGCAGTAGCAGCGGTAGTAGAGAAGTTGGCTCGTGCATTTATGGATGATGGAAAACTAACTCTTGATGAAATCAATGCAGCATTCTCAACTGTTGATAAGGGTGCAAAGACAGTTGCAGATGTAGAAGTCGAGGCTCGTCAAGCAGCAGATAAGAAAACTAAAAATGCTCCTGCTAAAGAAGAAGACCCAAATTACAACTAGTCTCTAGTTGAGTAGAAGCCTCCACCTTTAAAGGAGAGGCCGAAAGAATTAAAGACACGCTGAAGAGCGTAGCCGCACTTGTCGCAGTGATATCCAGGATCTGCCTCAGTGATGCTACGCTCTTTTTCGTAATCTAAATCGCACTGAATGCATGAGTACTCGTATCTAGGCATTAATCTTCTCCGTCTATGTGATCGTTTTCGCAATCTCTTGCAAGGGTCATTACTACGTATCGTTTGCCGCATATACTACAAGAAAACTTCGCAATGTAGGCTGCATCATCCATGAAGTCATTATGTCCTTACACAGAGGTCAATAGGGGGCAAAATAGGAACATGAACAGGAACCTTTCTATGGAGCAGTTCTCACCACAAAGGAGTATCACTATGGCTGGTGCTATGCCTAGAGATTCAAAGTTCGATGAGAAACAGGTTCAAAAGATTTCTGGTGAACAGAACAAGTACGCTCCTGGGGCTAACAAGCCACTAGCAAAGCCAGGGTTCTTCTAATGACAACTGTTGCTACGCATGAGCCTATGTCTGCTCTTGATCGTTGCGATAAGTGCGGAGCACAAGCACTAGTGCGAGCAACACTTGCAAATGGTGAACTCTACTTCTGTGGTCATCACGGTCGAGAGATGAGTGCGAAGTTAGTTGCATCAGCATTAGTTGTCTACGATCCAGAAGGAGTATTTAATTATGGAAGGTAGATATGAAACTGGTAAGGGACTCTTTGGTGGTCCTGGTGGTACTTATGGTCGTTACTCTGTGGGAGGTCGTGTTACGGCGGAAGGAAAGAACTTGAGGAATTTATCTACACAATTTAGTAGAGCAGAAGAGATCGAGGCAAAACAGCGTCGTCGTTTTGGTAGAAAGCGTGAACCTGGTTACACGGGTGAAGGATACTGGTTCCAGGGTTATCCAAACAGAGTTGGCACATTAACTGCAGGAACTGATCCACATGCAACAGGTAGAAAATTAGAACAACCAAAGAAGCGTAGAACTAAACCTGCTGAGGCTACTAATGGTGCAGGAAACGGTGGAACAGCAGCAGGATTTATCGGAGGATTAGGAACATGACAGAAAGAGTTCCACAATTAAACCGAAAGACTTTAACAACTAATCCAAATAGAAAACAACGTAAACAAGAGTTTGGTTTTAATTCAAACTTAGGTTACAAGTCAAAAGCAGAACCAAGCGTTGTTTCATGGGCTAATCGTGGTAGAGGTGTACAAGGTGAATCTGTTAACTCACAAAATGTTGCATCTAAGTTCGTAATACGAAAAGAAGGTAAAGCGCTATAATTTAACTCTAGTGGGAGAGCACTATAGTTATCCGAGGGGATTACTTGAGATCACTGCGTCCATTCGCAGCACTATCTGGATTCGCAAATCGTATTTACTTTATTCTAGGAACAGCATTTTTATTTCTGCTCCTATCAATGACCCCTGCTCTTGCAGATGATGCTGCTACTTCCACATCAACTTCGCCTGAGCCTGCTCCAACTGCATCTCCAGATCCAGCACCCGTTGCTTCACCTTCTCCAACTCCTTCTGCTGAGCCAACACCAATTGCTTCTCCTGAGCCAACTGCGTCACCAACTCCCGCTCCCTCTGTAACTTCCGAATCAACTCCTGTATCCTCTCCGAGTGCAACCGTTGAACCAACTCCTTCGCCTGCACCTGTCGTTTCAACTGAACCAGCACCAAGTACAACCACACCAGAGCCACAGCCAGTAGTACCAGCAACATCCACAGTAGTAGATCCTGCACCTGTTACTCCTCCCGTTGTCACTCCGCCACCTGTTGTGGTTGAAACAATTACTCCTGCTGGAGATGACTCTTCATACAGAATTCCGATTACTGTTCCTGTTCTTTTTAACGGAGTACAGTATACAAACATTTATGCAACAACTAACTCTGTAATTACATTTGGTCAACCTGATGGAACTTATTGGGCGTATCCAAATACGCCGTCTATCTCTGTTGAGTCTAAAGACTGGTGGGCATTACCTAATCAAATGCCAGACACTCACTTTATTATCCGCACCTCAGAAGGTGGCTTCCAAGTAGATGGAAAGTATCGTCCGTTTGGAGTGATGACTGGAGAAACAACACAAATCGTTATTACTGGACAGATTCTTACAGATGGCAATGTCTCTTACACATACTCTGTAGATGGTCCTCTACAAGGCGGAGAACGCACAGGTGCTCGTTTACAAAACGGAACTGTAGTTACTCTTGAACAAGCAGGTGTAACTCAAATTACCGCTCCTATTGAATTGACTCCTGAACCAGTTGTTGAGCCAACTCCTCCTCCTGCTCCAGAGCCAACGCCTGCGCCCGCTCCTGAACCAACGCCCACTCCGACTCCCACGCCAGAACCAACACCAACGCCAGAGCCAACCCCAACACCAACGCCAGAGCCAACCCCAACACCATCCCCAGAACCAACTCCATCACCGACTCCTACTCCAGAACCAATTCCTACACCAACACCACAACCTGAACCTACGCCGACACCTGCACCAGAACCACAACCAACTCCAGCGCCAGAACCTACGCCTCAACCTCAGCCTCTTCCAGAGCCTGTGCCAACTCCCGCACCACAACCCGAACCAGTACCAACCCCGCAACCAGAGCCACAGCCAGAGCCAACACCACAACCCGAACCTTTGCCACAGCCTACTCCTGAACCTCAGCCAGAGCCTGCTCCAGAGCCAGAACCCGCTCCTGAACCTGAACCAGAACCTGCTCCTGAACCGACTCCAGATCCTG